TTGCCATATCGCGGTACTCGATCGATTGGTAACCGATCAGCGTGTTGTAATTGCCGTTAGCGTCCAGGAACACCAAGCCACTCGGGTAAAAGATATCGATCTCGATAGCCGTTACGACTTCTCCTGGCGGGCACGCCGGGAAAGGCCCTCGGTATCCACCGGAGAGGTTCGAGCTGTCGAGCAGTACCTGTGCCACGTTTGACGAATTGCTATCCCACCCTGGCCAGGAGTTATCGTCCGTGCCGCCGGACTTGATCCGCTTTACCTGCAGAGCTTGGGCGGACCAGCTCAGCACGCGGAACCGCAAGCCGCGGTAAGACATCGACATCACAACAGGGCCTGTTACTAGACCAGTGCCTGGCGCTCCGCCTTCATAGTCCACTTGCAAAGTGGTCGCTGTCACCGCGCTGATAACATAGAACCCCTGGTTCTGCCCGTTGATTTGGATCGTGTCGCCCACAATGAAATTGTGCTGGGCGATTGGTCCGTTGATCACGTCGCGACCGCCAACCCCTGTCCCGTCATCAATCGTGTAGTTGTAAGGTGCGGCGACGTTAATCAGCGTCCCGGCTACCCAATCAGCAGGGAAGCTACCGGCGCCCGAGGGTATCCCTACTACGTCTCCGTTGAAGGTGAAGACAGAAGCTGACGCTGCACCGGTCAACGTCGATTCGACCGTGAGTTCCAAACCGGATGCGCCCGTGTTACTCGCCCCTACTTCAGGAGCCGTGTACCAGAAGTAATGCGCTGGGTCGGCTGACAGGTCCGCGCCGGGGCCGTAGATCGAGAAGGTGGCGTCTACCCCCAAAGTGAGAAGAGGTGTCTCGCCTGTTTTGACCGCCGCTAAGTTTATGTTGTACGAACCTTGGCCTACGCCCAGGCACATCTCTGTGCGCGGCTCTCGAGGAGCGGCGAAGTACGATCGCGGTGGTACTAGATAATCCGGGTAACGTTGCGGGTTGAAGCCGAACAGCTCGGGGCGTGTATCGTTGATCTTTACCTTGTTGCCCTTGCTGCTCCCTTGGTCGAGTGCTTCACCTGATGCTCCTTGGTTTCCGGTGTTAACCCCCGGCAGTTTAGGCATCAGCGCGGCGAGCACCGCCTTAGCACCGAACACCAGTGCAAAGGTTATGGAGAAAGGATCGGTGCCTTTCGGTTCGCGATAGATCTCAACGTGATCCGCAGCGGTGAATTGCCTTGTCAACCACTGGCGCGGCAATAAGCGCTCGCCATTTAGATAGAGGCTAATAGCCAGCTTATTCAGGTCGGTGCGTTTGCTGATCCCGTGACGGTACAGCCACTCGGCCAGGGTTTGCCGCGAGCGGACCTTGTATGTCTCTTTACCCTCGTCAGACAGGCGACTGGCGTAAACCTCAATCATGGGCGGTCTCGATGAAAAGTCACAGTGGAGTGGTCGCGCAGCCACTTGTGCAGCGGTAGGCAGCGCGGTCCTCTAGTCGGGTTGATCTCAAGGATACGCAAGCCGTCAGGCGAATCAATAACCACGGCTACGTGTACGCATATGCGACCGATCAGTACGGAAGCGATCGCACCGGGTTCCGGTTCGCACAGTTCCATTACAGAGGATTCAGCTTCGTAGGCCTTGGTGAATTCGCGAGGATCGGTATTGCGCAGATTGCCGTACTCGGCCAGTAAACGCTTGCCTAGTTCGTAGTAGCGGACGGTTCTTACGAGTCCCCAGCAATCAAACTTCTCAGGCCCGCGTGCGCCGTCTTCGTAAATGCAGCCGAGGTATTTATTCACGAAGTCCATCAGATGTACCTGAGTGCCGGTGCGAAGTTGACAGTGTACAGCGCCCTCGGCCACGCAACACCGATCATGTTGAAGTATCCGGTCTGCAACTGCGCTTCTTGCCCTTGGATCGCTCCTGACAGCAGTGTCAGGACGTAGGGCTTCTCGGCTGGGGCTAAGAGGTTGCCACTCAGGTACGTACGGTAGATCGCCGTTACACGGGCGTTGGCTTCGATCGCTTGGTCGATCAGCCGAGACGCCTCTCCGGTGGTGTTATCCACCGCGAAGGCCAGGGTTTGATTCCCTTTGTTGTTCTTCGCAGCTAGGGCGATATCAATGTTTGCGCCGATGAACGTAACGGTTCTAGCGTCCTCCGTAACCGCGGTGATGTCCTCGAAGCCGGTGCAGATGAACACCGACTCCGCCCATGCGGGGCACGTTAATTCGAGCGTCCTGATAATTTCATCAAGACGCTCGTTCGCCCCGGCGTTTACTTCGGCCAGGATTATGCTCATTCAGATGCCCTTCACATTTACGCAGAACTCGACTGTTTCAGCCGGGACTGCCGTAGCAGGGTACGCGGGCTTGATAAGGAAGACCGCGCTAGTCGCGCTAGAGCTAGCGCGCAGATAAACCCATTCGTAATTGATGGAGCTTACGCTGAACACCAAGGTCGCGAAACTAGGCGCTTGGCTGAAAGCACCGATTGGCAGCGACACGGTTAAAGTAGCGCTTGAGCCTGCCCCTAGCGCTTGCGTTTTGACTGCCGTGTAATCGTCCATTCGGATCAGGTTATCTAGAGCAACCGGATATTTAGGGCCGCTGTTAGTGTACCCCTTACCGGGACCAATGCTGTTACCAGTTGCCCCCGAGTCCCCCGTTACGACGCCGAGACTGGCGCGGGACTGCACGTTCATGATTTCGTTATTAGAAGAACCCTGGAGGTGCACAGCCGACAACAAGCTAGACGCCGTGACGGAATCCACGAAGGACAAGCCGACGCCTATGAGCAGAACCCCATAGTTGTCGGTCTTGACGTTTAGCGCCGCGTCGCCTAGGACAAAGATGTCGCGCAACCGATGGTCATTCCCCCCGGAAATCTGGATCGCCCGCGCCGCACTATCCGCCGCCCGTGGCTGAAGATAGATATTCAATCGGGAGAAGAAGTTAGCATTCGAGTTGCTTACGATAATGCCTCCTTGCACGGCATTGATGTGCCCCTGGTCTGAGTAGATGGCCAAACACCCGCAAGACACCTCAGGGAGGACACTGTATCCAAGCGTGTAACGCCCCATAATCCCGTAGGTGACTACTACGAACTCATAGTTATCAATGTGCACGCCCTCGGTATAGTCAGGCATCAGTACGCCGTAGAGGGCATAAAACACCCATATACCGCGCAGGCGCATATCGGTAGGGGCGCCGTCGCCATTAAGCAGGATAGCGACCCCTACGAGATCCCCAGCGACTGCCGGCACTAGGCCAGTGTAGGTGAAGTTCTCTAAAGTGAAGTTCATGACGGATTTAAGATGTAGCCCAACGCCCCACGCAGCCGCGTTAGTGGTGCCCGAGAACACTACGTTACTGATAGATCCTCGGAAGAAATTTCGGTTGGCCAAGATGTAGCGGAACCCGTCAAAGATAGGCCCAATCTGCGGGCTGCCGTCGATAAGAAGGCCGGTAAAAGCGCTAGTAGTATCGTCAGTGAGGAATGTCGCATGGTTGACGTTAAAGCCGTCAGTGGCGTTGGTCTGCACCACGCTGAAACCTTGAGAGGCGCTTGAGAAGGAGATGCGGGTGATATTAGCCCCATCTCCCAAGATGCCGAACTTGCCAGTTACCGTGACTTGCCCGTTACATTTCCATGTGCCGGCTGGATAATAAACCACTGGGTGCGCGGCATGCGCCGCCTGCATAGCTGCATAGTTATCGAACACGCCATCCCCGACGCCCCCAAAATCAAGGATGGACACAACGTCTCGCATCTTGCTGAGAGAGGTTCGCGCTACCGCGCCAGTTCCCGACTGGATAAAGCCGACGTAATACGATCCGTCAGGTTGCGCGAGAAGATCCCGCAGCGCTCCATCGCCCACATCTACCAGTAGAAGCGCATCAGTCGCCCATGTTCCTGTTAGGTTTACCGGGAAGCTCGCAGGCTGTTTCACCTTGTAGACAGAGCCTGCTCGATCAATCAGCTGTGTTGGCCGAAGAACCGTAAGAGGAGAACTGTCCACGTACGTCAGGTGAGTAGCCTCGAAACCCATGGCCGTCAGGAAATCGGCAACCATGTTCTGCATGCCGGTCCACGTCTCGCGACGTTTTCCGAAGCGGTCAGTCCACGAGGGGCCATCACCGTTCATCGCGTCGTCAAAATTCGAAGCGTTGTTATACAGCGCTTTCGGTGATGTGGTGCCTAGGGGCAGACCTGAGGTGTCGTAGGTGTTGGTCATTTGTTTAAGTCTGCCTTATAGAAGCGAAAAG